TCATTTGCGTATAAGCAAAATAAAGAAGCAATGGAAAAATCCATTTTTTCATTAGTTCCTGCTCGTTACTTAGTTGATTATTTTGAATTATCTAATGCATATTATTTTTCACATGGAGTGAATGTGCATTCATTCTACCCAAACGAAACACACCCCCCAGAACATAATCTATTAATGTTAGCAAATAATGGTTTAGGAGGATATGGAGCTCATGATAGAAAAGGATTTGGATTAGGCGTGCAATTAGCAATGTCTTATAATTTGCCTATTACGATTGCCGGTCCTAAAAATAATGAAAACTGGCTTAATGATAATTCTTGGGTTAAAGGATACCCTAAATTAACAATAATTTGGGACCCACCAAATGAAAATTTAAGAGACATTTATACTTCACACACTATATTTCTCCATCCCTCAGAACTAGAAGCAGGACACCCTAATCTTACATTGTTAGAAGCAGCAGCTTGTGGTTTACCAATATTAGGATGTATAGAAATGGAAACTACGTTTCATGGTTTATATAGAGTATCTCGTGATTTAAAAGAAATGATGCACGGTTTAGATCAAATTATAAATAACTATATTAATTATAGATATAGTTCATTAAATACTGCTCAAAAGCTATCTTGGTTAAATCGCTCAAAAGAATTAATTCAATTATATGAAAGACATATTAATTAAAGAGTATAATAATACTCAAATATTAAATATAAAAAATAAACCACCTCAAAATACCTTTAAGGTTAATTTTATTAATGGTGCTTTTTTTGAAATTATAGGTTCTATAAATGAAAAATATAAGGTAATATTTACTAATCAAAAAAATAATAAAATTATATACGAAACTACTATTACAAACAATATGTGGGCTCGCACTAATATAAAATATTGTGTTGATTGGAAAATAGAAGTATTTATAGAACATACAAATGAAAAAGTATTTGAATATAAATTTAACCCAACAGGAAAACATGTTTATATTCATATAGACTCAAAAGCAATAGGAGACACATTAGCTTGGTTCCCATATATAGAAGAATTTAGAAAAAAATGGAATTGTAAAGTTACCTGTTCTACATTTCATAACCAATGGTTTAAATCATCCTACCCACAACTAAACTTTACTAACCCAGGAACAGAAGTATTTGATATATACGCTATGTTTGAAATAGGATGGTTTTACGATAATAATAAAGTAGATTTAAATAGAATACCCTTAGATTTTAAACGATACCCATTACAACAAACTGCATCTGAAATATTAAACCTAAAATATAAAGAAGTAAAACCTATATTAGATGCTCCTTTAAAGAAAACAGACATTCAAAATAAATATGTTGTAATAGCCCCCCATGCTTCTGCTCATGCAAAGTATTGGAACTATCCTAGTGGGTGGCAAACTATAATAAACTATTTAAATAGTAAAGGATATAAAGTTGTTATGTTGACAGCCGAACCTTTAGGAGATGAGTGGCACGATTCAAAATTAGGGGGCACATTAACCGGAGTAATAAACAAAACAGGATTTGATATTCCATTAGAAGATAGAATGACTGATATTCGCGATGCTTCTCTATTTATAGGAATGGGAAGTGGTTTAAGTTGGATATCGTGGGCTTTAAATACCCCAACTATCTTAATATCCGGCTTTAGCTATCCCTACACTGAATTTCAGGATTGTGAACGAATTTATCCTTTAGAATATAATGTTTGTACAGGTTGCTTTAATAGACACAAATTAGATGCTGGAGATTGGGAATGGTGCCCTGATCATAAAAATACTTCTCGTCAATTTGAATGTACTAAATTAATTAAACCTGAACAGGTTATAGAATCTATTAATAAGCAGCTTTCAATTAAAGAAAAAAAAATTATAATATTTCATTTATTAACAAGACCTGAAGATGAAAGAGAAAAACGTTCTATTAAATCTATAAGCCAACTAAGTCAACATAAAAACATTGAATATAATCAAATTATAAATACACCCTATACAGAAATTCCCCCTAAAGAAAATTGTTTAAGACCTAATGACATTAACCCAGAACCGGGATATTACAAATTAAGCCCAGGTCATTATGGGTGTTATAAAGCACATACCGATGCTATTCTGAGTTGCCTTTCAGATAAAGATTATATTTATGTATTTTTTGAATGTGACGCTATATTAAACATAGAGGCAGATGATTTTATAAATAAATTATATAATGCTATAAATTTATGTGAAAAATATAATTATACATTTTTTAATTTTTCAAAATACCACGATATGATAAATGATTTTGGTGATCACATAAGTGCTAAAAGATTTATAGATGCCCATTCTTATTTAATTCCTGGAGATAAAATAGATAAAGTAAAAAATATTATATTGAATTCTCTTTGGGATGTATTTGATTTATGGGTTAATTCAATTATGTATGATGAGCCTAAAGGATTTTTTAAAAATAATTTAGTTTCTCAAGCAAAAGGATATAGTTTAATAGATAAAAAATATGTAGAAGTAAATAGTTTAGGGGAACAAAAAGTATAATATGTATAATAAACAATTAAATTAAATTTATGGAAAATCAAAAATTAACACAAGAAGAATTAACTACATTACAAGAATTACAAAGAAATGGTCAAACAATTATTGAAGAATTAGGTCAAATTGAAGTAGCTAAATTCTCTTTAGAACAAAGAAGAACAAAAGCAGAACAATTTTTGCAAGACGTACAAAAACAAGAACAAGAATTTATTCAAACAACTACAAATAAATATGGTATTGGCTCTATAAATCCTGAAACAGGAGAATTTACTCCTTCTTTAAGAGAAAATTAATTTTTACAAATTTCTGTCATATTTATAGACAACAAAAAACTATAAAAATATGGCAGAAACTTTAATATCTCCTGGCGTTTTAGCAAGAGAAAATGATAGATCCCAAATAACCGCTGGTCCTGTAACTTTTGGAGCAGCAATTATAGGCCCTACAGTTAAAGGACCAGTTGAAATACCTACTCTTGTAACTTCATATTCAGAATACCAAAATAAGTTTGGTACTACTTTTACAAGTGGTAGTCAAGTATACACTTATTTTACCTCAATTGCTGCTTATAATTATTTTAATAATGGTGGTACATCATTATTGGTAGCAAGAGTTAAAAGTGGATCGTTTACTTCCGCAACTAGTAGTGCTATTAGTGGTAGCACTTTATTAACTACCCAACCTACATTAGTATTAAAAACTATTTCTCAAGGTACTATAATGAATAGCACTGGTCCTACTGGATCTAATGGTACTTTATTAAGTGGGTCATCTGATAATATAAGATGGCAAATAACTAATAATAATACTTCATCTGGAACATTTGATTTATTAATTAGACAGGGAAATGATTCTGCTACTGAACCAATTATATTAGAAACATGGACTGGCTTATCTATGGACCCGTTAGCTCCTAATTTTGTGTCTAGAATACTTGGAGATACAAATTTTACATATGATGCAAGCGAAAATTATATTAAGCAAAATGGAACATATCCAAATCAATCAAAATATGTTTATGTAAGTGCTGTTAATTCTCCTACTCCTTATTATTTTGATAATAATGGCACAGCTAAATCTGAATTTACCGCATCGATACCTATTAATGCAAGTGGAACATTTGGATCTGCAACAGGAACAATAGATGGCGCAGGTGGATTTTTATACTACCAAAATATTAGTGGAGCATTAAACCCAAGTAACATAGATAAAATTCAAGGTATTCCAAGTGCTAGTTATGATGATATGATTAACCTGTTTGCTAATCAAGATGATTATAAATTTAATATATTATTAACTCCTGGTTTATATAACGAATATCAAACCTCTCAAGTAACTAGTATTATTTCAAATACACAAAATAGAGGAGATAGTATTTATGTAGTAGATGCAGTAGGATATGGTTCCACAATAAATACTGTAACAAATCAAGCTAATAGTAGAAATACATCATACGCCGCTACTTATTGGCCTTGGATTCAAACTATTGACCCCGATTCAGGCCAAGAAGTATGGGTCCCTGCTTCTACATTAATTGGAGGTGTTTATGCTTTCAATGATAGTGTTGCTGAACCATGGTTTGCTCCTGCTGGTATTAATAGAGGAGGTTTAGGTACAGTAATTAGAGCAGAACGTAAATTATCTCAAACTAATCGCGATGCTTTATATACTAGCAAAGTTAACCCAATTGCAACTTTCCCAGGAACAGGTGTTGTAGTATATGGACAAAAAACATTACAAACTAAAGCATCTGCACTTGATCGTGTAAATGTTCGTAGATTATTAATTGCCCTTAAGTCTTATATTTCTCAAGTGGCATTAAATTTAGTATTTGAACAAAATACAACTGCAACAAGAAATGCATTTTTAAGCCAAGTTAACCCATATCTTGAATCAGTACAACAACGCCAAGGTTTATATGCATTTAAAGTAATAATGGATAACTCAAATAACACTCCAGATGTGGTAGATAGAAACCAGATGGTAGGTCAAATTTATCTACAACCAACCAAAACAGCTGAATTTATTTACCTCGATTTCAATATTACTCCAACAGGTGCTACATTTCCTGCATAAATTAAAATAAAATTTTAAAAAAAGAAGGATACCATATTTGGTATCCTTTTTTTATTTAAACATCCATTTAGAATTGCCTGAATCCCAAACTCTTCTCCATCCATTTTTTAACATATTTTTATATTCTGTTTTTTTAGGATCAAAAACATCTAATAACTTATTTAATTTATGTTTTTGACAGCTCATTCTATTTAAAATTTTATTATCTTTCCAATAAACATAAGAGGGTAAAGTATTTTTTTCAAAATTAAATCCTAATATTTTATATAAATTACCCTTAAAAAATCTGCGATCTGCAAAACTAATTATAGGTATTTGATTAATATTATAATTTTTTTGGTAAAAATTAAATAATTTGGAAGCACCTCCAATAATATTAGTATTTAATTTATTACAAAATCGTACCATTTCTAATTCATTAGAATCCTTTTTAAATCTATTTTTTGAAAAAGTCATAAGAGATACTAATTCATTATTATAAAAAAGCCCTAAATTACAATTAGCATGGGTGTATCCTTGTATATGATTATTATTTAAAAAAGATCTAACTAAATTAATATCTTTAATTTCTTTTATTTCACATTTTCTAGCCCATATTTTATTAGAAATTTTATTAATTTTATTTAAGATAATAGACTGTATAATTGGTTTTTTATAAACCCATTCATAATCTAAAATATGAATTAAATTAATATTGTTTTCTTCACATTTTATAGTTTTATATAAATGGTAATCTCTATATTTCCCCATAGATTCAGAATGCCAATAAACACCATTTATTTCTATGGCTAAATTATAGGAAGGAATATAAATATCAATTTCTAAACGATTAGGCAAAATATCTCTTCTATTTAATAAAATTTGCTCTCGAGGAATATACCCCAATAAAAATAAAAACATTTCATCCTCAATAAGCGAATACCCCTTATATTCAGAACATTTACAAGAAGGCAAATACCCATTACTAAGAAATACTTCAGTAATTTCAGAACATTTATCACACTGAAATCTAAATTTATTTTTAAAAGAATGATTTAATTTATTATTTTCTATATGTTCTTTATCAAATAAAGGCTTCATTCCTGATACTTTATAATAATTTATTAATTTATCCCATTTTATATCAATAAAATTTTCTCGAGATTTTTCTTTTCCTTTTAAAGATTTTGAAATTTTATCTTTTATGTTTTGGTTTTGATTAGCATGTTGGCAACCATATTTATTTTGTATAGTTTGATTAGATTTATATTTAATATCCTCTACTAAAAATGGGTTATTAACCCCATATTTATTTATCATTGTTTGTTTATATTTATCTTGTACTTCTTTAGCTTTAAAAGCTACATCTATACCATATTTAGATAAACATGTTTTTTTTCTGTTATCTAACCATGATTTATCTTTACCTTTAAATTGTTGAGCGCATTTATTAGAACAAAATATCTTTTTAGATGATGGTAAATCTAAAAATAAAGTATTACAATTTTTACAAATTATTTCTTTTTTAATTGAAGTTGGTCGAGCCATATTTTGATTTTGGTTTAAATACTGTTACGTTGATAAATATACAAAAAAATTTTAAAAATTCAAAACTTAATATATTTATAGCTGAACCAAATAAACAATATAAAAATGGCAATATTAGATCCAAATGAAATATTCTTCACGGCTTTCGAGCCAAAACAAACTAACCGATTTATCATGTATATTGATGGTATTCCGGCTTATGAAGTTAAAGGTGTAGGTAATATAAACTTAACTCAAGGTTCAGTTAAACTAAACCATATTAACGTACAACGTTATGTTAAAGGTATAACTACTTGGGGTACTATTCAATTTACACTATTTGATCCTGTTACCCCCTCAGGTGCACAAGCAGTAATGGAATGGGTACGTTTACACCACGAATCTGTAACAGGTAGAGATGGATATTCTGATTTCTATAAGAAAGACTTAACATTTGATATATTAGGTCCTGTAGGTGACATCGTATCAGAATGGATAATTAAAGGAGCAATGATTACTGCTGTTAATTTTGGTGATTATAGTTGGGATACAGTTGACACTGCAGTAAATATCCAAATGACTGTCCAACCTGATTATTGTGTATTGAATTTCTGATTTAGTATTCTGCAATCAATTTGCATTTTTAAACCCTCTCGTAATATGCATAATAAACGAGAGGGTTTCTTTATGAAAAAATGTTATATAAATAATAATATTAAATAAGTTAAACAAATACTACTAAAAAATTTAAAATAAGCTTGGCAACCCTAAGCTCTTTTTTTATATTATAATAATATTGTAAGGGAAGTTCTTTAAAATTACATTTAACAATTTAAATTAAAAAAATATGACAACATTTTATTTTGTACTAGGTATAGTTACAGTTTTAGTAATAGCTGAGGTTGTAGCTGCATTTATTGTAATTAAAACAATAAACACATTAAAAAAACAAGCAAGAGATAACGAAAATCAATTTAACGATGTATATCGAAGAATTGATGATATACATCACGAACAAGCAAGAGATAACGAAAATCAATTTAACGATGTACATCGTAGAATTGATGAAGAAAATCGAAACACAGAACAACAATTTCAAGAAGTTTGGCGACAATTAGATTCTAGATTAGATAAACTAGAAAATAGATTAACCTCAAAACAAGTTATAAAAGGATAAAGAATCCAATTAAAGAACTTCCCTTTACAATATTTATAATAAACAAAGTTACATTAAATAAAAATTATGGCTGAATCAAATTTTCCAACCGAAATAGTTGAATTACCATCTAAAGGATTAGTATATCCTCAAGGTCATCCTCTTCGCAGCGGTAAAGTAGAAATGAAATATATGACTGCTAAAGAAGAAGATATTTTAACAAATCAAAACTACATTAGTAAAGGTATAGTATTAGATAAACTATTAGAATCTCTTACTATGAATAAAATTAATCTTAAAGAGCTAGTAACAGGTGATAAAAATGCTTTGCTTGTAGCTTCTCGTATTTTGGGATATGGTAAAGAATATTCGTTTACTATAGATGGTAAACCATACGATGTAGATTTATCTATTTTAGAAAATAAACCATTTGATGAAGATGCTATTACACCTAATGGTACTCTTAAATTTACACTTCCCGCTTCTGGAGCAGAAATAGAAGCTAAATTTCTTACAGATAAAGATACAGAAACAATAGAGCAAGAAGTTAATGGATTAAAGAAAATTAATAAAGACTCATCTTCTGAAATTACAACCCGATTAAAACATCAGATTGTATCGGTTAATGGATCTACAAATAAAAATGATATTAAGGATTTTGTTGAAAATCACTTACTAGCTCGTGATTCTAGAGCACTTAGAAACTTTATTAAAGACTCATCCCCAGATATTAATTTAAAAACTAAAGTTGTGGTAAATGGTGTAGAGGAGGACATCAACATACCAATTAGTCTTAACTTTTTTTGGCCTGACCTTTGATATAATATCACAATATAGATTAAGTGTATTTAATCAAATACACGAAATAGTATTTCACGGAAGAGGAGGATATACTTGGGATGTAGTTTACAATATGCCCTTATGGCTTCGCAAATATACATTCGATATGTTAAAAAAATGGTATACTCCTAAAGAAAATCAAGAAAATGAAAATTCGTGGGTAAAAGGAGCAGCAATCCAAGAAGCTGCAAAAAATAAAAAAATTAAACCTCCTACTTATGTTACAAAGGCGTTGCGTAAAAAGTAACGCTTTTTAATATTTATAATAAAATATTCTAATGGCAGATGAAATAGAAGATTTAAGCCGAGTTGAAAAGCTTTTAAAAGAGCGTCTTACAAGAGCAGGAAGAATAGCTAAGGACACAACAGAAGCAGAATTTAAAGAATTACTTAATGTAGTACATGATTCTATTAAAGAAGGAATAAACGATATATCTGACGCTTTAAATAAATCTTTAGTAAATTATGAAAATATAACTAGCGCTAATAGAGGATTAGGAGAAGTACTTAAAGCAAATCAACAGTACATTAAAGATAATCCATTATTTCTAAGTAAAGTTAACCAAATCTTTAAACAAACAGATAGTTTAGCTCGTTCTTTAGTACAAAACCAAGAAGATTTAGTAACAGGCGAATTAACTGCTCTTGATGTATCTAAAGATTTAGCTAAATTATCCCAAGTTCAACTTACTAATCAACTGGCCCAAATAGAGGCAGAATCTAAAATAAAAGAACTTGAAAATGAAATAAAGACTGCAAGCAAAGATCAGAAAGATGAGTTAAATATTCAACTTTTAGCATACCAAGCTATACTTGAGAAAATTAAAGAGCGTAAAGAAGAAGAAAACAACATTCAACAAACATTAGAAGAACAATTAGGTGCAGCAAATAAAATAGATGCAAAAGTTGGAATAGGAGGAAAAATTCTTAAAGGACTAGACAAAATTCCTGGTATAGGAAAATTATTAGATTTTAATACCGCAGAAAAAGCAATGAGATCAATGGCTGCTACTGGTGGTAGTAGTTTCCAAGTATTATCAGCAGGAGCAAAGGCTTTAGGACCTTCATTAAAAGCAGCTTTAGGTCCTTTAGGTCTTATAATGATGGCTATAGAAGGAATAGTTGCTGTTTTTAAATTTATTAAAGATGCAATGTTTGCTGCTTCCAAACAAGTTGCAGAATTTCAACGTAACTTAATGGCCTCCTCAGAAGAAGCTGAAAATATTCGCCAAAGAGCATACGATATATCTGCTCAATCTTCTGAGCTTGCTGATACTGAAGGTAAAATAGTAATACTACAAAAACAAATAGTTGAAGCTCAAAATGCTACTAATAATGCTCTTGAAGCTTCAATAGATTTTACCTCAGAACTTGGAGAAGAAGGTAAAAAATTATTAGTTCAATCCGCTATATTAAAAGATAATATGGGTCTTGAAGCTGACGTCCAAGCTGAACTTACTAGAGAATCTATTAGAACAGGAAAAGAAATAGAGAAAATAACTAAAAATACAGCCGGAAATATAGTTTTTATGGGACTAGAAAAGAAAATTCAATTTGATATAAATAAACTTCTTACAGAAGCTACTAAAATACAAGGTAATTTAAGATTAAATTTTAAAGGCAGTACTGAAGAAATAGTTAAAGCTGTAACTCAAGCAAAACTTTTAGGTGTTAATTTAACGCAACTTGAAAAAATTCAAAATAGCCTCTTAAATTTTGAAGAATCAATATCAGCAGAACTAGAAGCTGAATTATTAACAGGAAAAGACTTTAATTTAGAAAGAGCTAGAACTCTTGCTTTAGAAGGAGATCTTATAGGAATGGCTAATGCACTTAATGATCAAGGTATTACTTATAATAATTTACAAAATTATAATATAATACAAAGACAAGCAATAGCTAAGGCATTAGGTATGGAAGTTAATGAATTAGCAGATGCTTTAAAAAAGCAAGAAGAATATAATGCTCTTCAATTAAAAGCAAGACAAATAGGAATAGCAAATAAAAGTATCGAAAAGATGAGTCTTCAAGAAATATTTGAAGAAGGTAAAAAAATAGGAAGAAGTGAAGAAGATATTATAGCACTTTTAGGAGATGAAATATATAAACGTAAATTAGCAGAAGATGCTCAAACTAAATTCAATAAAGCTTTAGAGATGGCTAAGGAACAATTTGAAAAACTTGTAAGTAGTGGAGCCTTAGATAAATTTGCTAGCTTTTTAACTACATTTATTAATAAAGTAGCTAAAGATGGCCTTGGGGAAGCTTTATTTGCAGATTATGATGAAGAAATAGCTAAAAACCAACTTAAAAAAGCAGAAGAAAGAAAAACACAAGAAGGAGGAGAGGGATCAGTAGCTGCCCAAAGAGATATTCTTGTAGCTAAAAGAGATCTTATTGAAGCTGAAAAAGTAAGTGATTTCGAGTGGTGGTGGGATGCTAACAAGTTTATGTCTGACCCATTCGGATTTGAAAATGCAAAAAAAGACGTAGCAATTGAAAAACTTAATAAAGCTATTGAAAATTTAAATGTACAATTAGATAAAGGAATTACAGCAAACACTTATCTTGACTATAATAAAGTAAATACTATTCAAAATATATCTATAACCAAATCATAACCCTTTAATATTTATAAATAAAAAACACTATGGCAACACTATTAAACAAACTACTTACAGACGGATCAATATTAAGCCAATTCAACGGGGTTACCCCTTTGTCTCCAATAGGCTCAACAGATCAATCTAAATTACATAATACATACTCTATAAATGGTACACCATTTTTAAAATCTAAACCAGAACCATCTCAATTAGATTTAAATGGAAAAAAACCCAAAAATGCCTACACTAATAGACCCCCAGAAAGAGGAATTGATCAAAGACTTATAGACTTAACTCCTCCTCAATAATTAGATGGCTTTAATAAAATCATTAGATAAAACAGATTTGCGCTCCTTAAAATATGGAAGAGATAGATTTGATGGAGACAGCAGCAAACAACCATTTATCCAAGTTCCTATTCCTGGAGGGACATCAACTTTAATAAAATCATTAGATAAAACAGATTTGCGCTCTTTAAAATATGGAAGAGATAGATTTGATGGAGACAGCAGCAAACAACCATTTATCCAAGTTCCTATTCCTGGAGGGACATCAACTTTAGGAGGAGCACTAGCTCATGATTTTATTCTTAGAGGAGGACCTAGAGCAATTACAGACGCAGGGATTGATGTTTTAAGATTATCCAAATATTTTAAAACAACAAGTGGTGTATTATTTACAGCTAAACAAAATTTATTATCTCGTACTGCGGTTCCCGCCCAAGGAGGAACACCACAAGCTCCTAAATTATTTAATGAAGGGAGTTATACTCCATTATCTACATTAGCACAAGCTGGTGTTGTTGCTTTAGGAACCCATCTAAATAAACAAGGTAACCCATTTGCAGATACTGGAGTATTTTCAACAAATCCAAATTTATATTTTAATAAAGTTGTTGAATCTAATAAGGCTGAAAAAAATACATTTTTTTTATCTGATATTTTTACTCCAACAACAGGAGATGATACGTCTGGAATAATAAATTTTGGAACAATAAATAATCTCCAACAAGGAAAAGGCACTACAAGCACAACACTTTCAGGAGAGTTCGCAAACAGATTAACTAATTTATGGTATACTAGACAATATCTTAATGAAGATATAGTTGATATATTAAGTTATTCTGGGGGACCAGGCTCTACATTAGGAATAGGTAAAACAAATATTAAATTTGCTAGAGGAAATAGCAGTGGACAAGATGTACGAACAAATCAAGTATTAGTTAACACACGATTATTTCCTCAAAATACTAATGTCCTTGATTTTAAACAAACAGCAGAACAAACTTCTAATAATACTCGACCTTCATCACCAATCCTCCAAGATTTTAGAAAAAAACTCAGAAACCAAATCAATGTAACTAAAGCTCCAGATTATGATACAAACAATATAGAATCTAGAGTAAATATTGGTGGAACAACAACTAAACAAGGACCAGGATATGCAGCTGAAAAAAATTTAGTATCATATACTAAGGGATCAGGTATTGGTCCTATAGATAATATAAATTTTCTTTTACCTTATACTAGCTCTTCAGCACACATTACTCCTGCAACAAATGATTTAGTCCAATTCAGAATAGCTCTTATAGATAATAATACTCCAACATTTAAAACATTTATACATTTTAGAGCATTCTTAGATTCAATGGCTGATTCATATAATGCAACTTGGAATCCTGATCAATATCTAGGAAGAAGTGAAAACTTTTACAATTATGGTGGGTTTACTAGAACTATTTCATTATCTTGGACAGTAGCTGCTCAATCAAAAGAAGAACTCATTCCAATGTATAAAAAATTAAATCTTTTAGCATCATCACTAGCTGGAGATTATAGTACAAGCGGATATATGAGAGGCATGCTTTCACAATTAACAGTAGGGGGTTATTTATATGAACAGCCGGGCATCATAACCCAATTAACATATGATATCCCACAAGAATCTCCATGGGAAATAGGAATTAACGATGAAGGAATAACAGATAACTCGGTAAGAGAAATGCCTCATATTATAAGAGTTACTGGATTTTCATTTACTCCGATCTATAGAAAAAAACCTCAATTTGGGGCTCCTTTTATTTCTTTAGAAAACTCTAATGGCACATTATACAATAATTCATCAGATATTGTATCCGCTAAACAAAGATTTTCAACCTCATCAACGCTATGAACCGCTACCAAAACATACCTAAAACTAAGATCGAAGGTAAACTAGTATACGTTACTTCCCGTTATCCTGAAGTTCCGCTATCTTATAATGATATTTATGTGTACACAGTCCAAGGAGATCGTTTTGATACTTTAGCATTACAATACTATCAAGATAGTTCACTTTGGTGGATTATATCTATAGCTAATACTGATAAATTTAACCAAAGTACATTAGTAATACCTGAAGGTCTTCAAATCCGAATTCCAGCCAATTATGGTGAAGTAATAAGAAATTTTGCACTAATAAACTCTTAAATTATGTCTAATATAGTAGGAGAAGGTTTTGCTCAAGAAATTAAAGAGCAAGTAAATAAAAGACAAGAAATATATGGTTCTATAAATAGAACTCCTGAACAATTACAATATCTTAATGCAAATGCCGGGTGGGTTAGATTAGCATCTTCTGTTGATATAAGTGAAAAGGTAGAAATTAGAAATTTTCCTTTTAATTTAAAAGGTAGTGATTTAGCAAAACAATATGTCTTATTTGGAGGTATTCAAAAAGCAAGAGGAACTAATTTTAATAATCTCAATAATAATGCATTTAACACTGAAGCATATGGTATTGGTGGAACAGAATTTGGCATTAAACCAATGCCCGGTATTAAATCCGCTCAAATTAAAACTTTAACTAGAGGTTCTCTTAAAGAAGCTACAGTTCAAATTGTTGCAAACAATAGAACCCAATTTGATATAATAGATATACTTTATCTAAGATTAGGATTTACTATGTTATTAGAATGGGGTCATGCTTCTTATTTTCCTAATAAAGGAGATTTTGTTGAAAATAACCCTTATGATTTATACACAGAATTTTTAGGTGGAAAGCTTAAATATAATAATATTTTAGATAAAATCCAAGAAGTTAGACTAGAATCAGACGGAAATTACGATGCTATTGCTGGAAAAGTAGTAAATTTTAATTGGAAATTTAATAAAGATGGAAAGTATAGTATTACATTAATTCTAAGAAGTTTAGGAGATGTAATTGAATCATTAAAGGCTAATATTTTATTAGGAGATGGAGAAGCAATATTAGCAACCCCTGAAAATACTGAAGGAATATTCAAAGCTGATACAAACCAAAACCCTAATACTCTCACATTTATAAACCTATCCGGGCAAATATCAAATCCAAATACCCAAATTCCCTATAAACCACCAGAACCTACTAATCAAACTCCTGCTACTTCTTATAGTAATTCTATAGAAAAATTAACATTAGAATTAAAACAAAAAATTGATTCATCAAATTTGATAGCAGATAGTGGAATAAAACTTCCTGATTTTAATACTAAACCTTACACTACAGATTATTTTGGTCAAACATACCAAGGAGAAAGTCTTATACAATATTATATTAGATTAGGTTATTTTTTAAATTGGATTCAAGAAAACATTTTCCCT